TCAAAACAGCAGCGGGCAGGCCCTCTACTTCTGCGCCGGGAAGGAAGGTAACCTTTCCTCCAATCACGGTTTCCTTTCCGCCGTGGGCGGTGTAGTTTCTTGGTTGGTACTTGTTCACATGAATACCTCCCCAAAGAAAGAAGGCGACGCATTAAGTCGCCGCCTTCATCTGCAGACACTTCACGGCCTCGGGCAGGATCAGCTTACCATCTACACGTTCGCAACCGAGGAAGCCAACCTGACCGGTCGCTGCAAACAGTTCATTGAGGCGCTTGAAGGAGCGGCCCTGACGATCCGCCACCCAGTAATAGCCGAGGTCGCCGAACAGGATGCCCTTAGCACCCGCTTCCAGAGAAGGCATGAAGGTGGACGTATAGATCGGTCGGCCCAGCAGCTTATCCGGCTCGCCGACCTGAATAGAAGGCTGCCAGAGATAGTCGCCGTTGTTGGTCTTGAGCTTGCGCAACGCCTTGATGGTGGAGTCGTTCATGATGAACACGGAGTTGCGGCGGTACGGTGCACGGAGCGAATAGAACAGATCCATTACCTCGTCCATGGTGATTGCGGTTGCGCTGGCAGCAGTAACGCCGACCTCCGCGCCGCCAGCAGACAGGATGCCAGTGGGCCTGCCGACGCCATTGCCAGTGAAGAAGGCTTCTTCCTCGCCAGCACCGATGCGGCGAGCGAATTCCTTGGCAATATAAGCGGCGACATCAAAAGCCGCATCATTGAGCAGTTCCTCAGACACCTTAATCATGGTCGCCAGCTTGTACGCGCCAATGGAAACCATGCTGAAGGAATCGTCGGACTCAGGGAACTGGCCTTCCTCATCAATCCATGCAGCAGTGCCCTTAGAGGCAGCAACAGGAATCTTGCGCTCGCCAGAAGTAGTGGTAATCACATGGGCCAGCTTGCGGAAGATGTTCTGCTCCTGCAGGGCTTCAATCAGGGTGCGCTGGTATTCATCGGGGGCCAGATAGCCACCCTCAGAATCCGTACCGACCTGCAGAGCGTTGTAGACATCGTGAGAAATGGACTTCGCACGAATATTCTGCCAGAAGGCAGACTTGTATTCGTCGGTGGCAATGCCGGACTTTACCTTGTCAGAAGGAGTGCCAGGCTTTTCGATGATCGGCTTGCTGGTCGCCTTCGCCATCTCATTGTCGATAGCGGCCTGACGTTCCAGACGCTCGATTTCCTTGCCGAGATTGATAACATCGGCTTCCATGCGGTCGTATGCCGCAGAGTCCTCGGCGGACATGATGCCATTACCGCCACGGCGGGAATCGAGGAAATTCTTGGCGGTATCCCACGCCTTTGCGCGCTTTTCGCGCAGTTCCAGAATAGCGTTCATATAGTCATCCTCCTTAATACTTCAAAAGTGCCAGTCTCTTTTCGAGATCTGACACTCTTACTTGGGGTTCAGGTTTGGGCAGTTTAGCCTTGACCTTATCCATCAGGCAGTTGGTCACGGCCCTGCGGGAGAATACGAAGCTGTCCTCCGGAGAATCCGGCTGTTCGGCTTCAGGCTGGTACATGATCTCATCGCAGAAACCAAGCTCCAGCGCCTTTTTTGCGTTCATCCACGTTTCCGCATCCATGAGGTGCGAGAGCTTTGTGCGGCTCATGCTGGTTTTGATCTCGTAAGCGTTGATGATGCTTTCCTTGACCTCGTCCAGCAACTGAATTGCCTTGCGCATTTCCTCGCTGTCGCCCATAGCAACGGTAAGTGGATTATGGATCATCATGAGAGAAACCGGGGACATCTTGACCGTAGTGCCAGCCATGGCGATGACGGAAGCGGCGGAGGCTGCAACGCCGTCGATGACCACGGTAACGTCTGCCGGGTAGTCCATGAGCATGTTGTAAATCTGCGCGGCAGCCACACAGTCGCCGCCCGGAGAATTGATCCAGACGGTGATGGGGCCGTTACCTGAATGCAGTTCACTCTTGAAAGCGGCGGGCGTTACGTCATCGCCGAACCAAGATTCCTCTGCAATCGCGCCGTCCAGACGCAGAATGCGTTCCTGAGTGGTTTCGTCGCGCACCCAGTTCCAGAATTTCTTCACTTGGGGGCCTCCCTTCGGTTGGTTGTTTCAGTAGGTTTTCTTTCACCAGCAAATAGACCGGCATCTTCCAGCTTGGTCATGTTGCCGTTGATCAGGTACAGATTGCCGCCCTGCTCGTCGGGGATCATGTCGAGGGATTCCAGCTCGCGGATGTCATTGGCGGACATCCATCCATTTTGGCGAGCCACGGCATAACCGTTCATGCGGGACTGGTAATCGCCGCGCAGCAAGCCCTCTACATTGAATCGGGCAAAGTACCGCGTCCTTTCGGACAGCAAGAGAAGCGAGCGTTGGATTGCCTGCTCCCAGCGGCTGATCCACGGGGCCAGCGTATACTTCACGAATTCCAGCGACTGCTGCTCAATGTTGGAGAAGGACGATTTTTCAAGATCGCCAATCATGTGCGGCGGCACGCGGAAGATTCGTGCAATCTCGTCAATCTGGAACTTGCGCGTTTCCAGAAACTGCGCCTGCTCCGGACTGATGGTGATGGGCTTGTAGGTCATGCCTTCCTCAAGGACGGCGATGCGGTGCGCATTTTTGCTGCCCTGATAGATGGCGTTCCAGCTTTCACGGACACGCTTCGGGTCTTTCAGCACATTCGGATGCTCCAAGACACCGCCCGGCTGTGCGCCGTTCTGATAGAAGGACGCGCCGTATTCATCACAGGCCAGACCCATGCCGATGGCCTGCTTTGCCATGGCAATCGGGCTGTAACCAACAAGGCCGTCAAACCCAAGGCCGGGGATATGAAAAACGTCCTCTGGTGACAGAATCACCGAGGACTTCTTCCCGAGGGTATTGGCGTCCGATTCGGAGCGTGCGTATTCGTAGTAGATACGGCCTCGGGCGTCACGATCCACCGTCATGCGGTCAGGCATGAGCGGATAGAGCGCGATAACCTCGCCGCGTCCGTTGCGGATGATTTGCGCGTAGGCATTGCCCCAAAGCAGCAGGTGCGTCATGAGCGTTTCCCTGAAAGAAAAAGAGGACATTTCCGGGTTCGGCTCGTCGTGGAGCAGCCAGTACAGCGGATGGTTGACGGCCTTTTCCTTGCCGCCAGCGTCGTTGTACTGGTAGAAATGCAGCGGCAGGGATGCAATGGACTCCGCCAGAATGCGGACGCAGGCGTATACCGCCGACATCTGCATGGCTGAGCGTTCATTTACGGACTGCCCGGCAGCCGACCTGCCAAACATGAAGGAGTACCCGCTGCCGTTCAATGCGTCCTGAGGCTTGTCCCGCGCTTTGAACAGCTTCCCGAATACACTCATATAAAGAACAGCCCCCTTTCGTCATAAACAGAAGCGCCGTCGCCCTCATGCCGGATCGCACGATCCAGAGCCATGATGGTGGCAACCGCGCCGTCGATTTTCTCAGTGGATTTTTCCTTATCGGCCTTGATATTGCCAGCCGGGTCGGAGCGAATGGTCACGTTGTCGATCATCCAGCGCAGTACCGGATGCCCGCCGTGAGCGATGCGCCCCTCCAGCACGAGCTTCATAAGCTCCTTGGTCGGCGGACTCATGTCTTTATAGCCCTGACCGAACGGCACAACCGTAAAGCCAAGGCCCTCCAGATTCTGCGTCATCTGTACCGCGCCCCAGCGGTCAAAGGCAATCTCGCGGATGTTGTACCGCATACCGAGTTCCTCGATAAATTCCTCGATATAGCCATAGTGGATGACATTGCCCTCGGTGGTGAATACAAGCCCCTGCCGCGCCCATATGTCATAAGGCACATGATCGCGTTTGACGCGCAGGTCAATGGTTTCCTCTGGCAGCCAGAAGAACGGCAGGATTTCATACTTGCCGTCCTCGTCGCCCGGCGTTGGTGGGAACACCAGCACAAAGGCCGTAATGTCGGTGGTACTGGAAAGGTCAAGGCCGCCATAGCAAAGGCGTCCGCGCAGGCGTTCCTGATCCACCGAGAACGAGCAGGCGTCCCACTTATCCATGGGCATCCAGCGGGTGGTGCTGTTTGTCCATTGGCACAGGTGGAATTGCCGGAACTGCATTTCCTCGGCGGGGTTCTGCTTGGCGGATTCGCAGGCTGCAGCATAGTAGTCGATCTCAACCGTCTTACCAAGCGAGGGGTTGACGGAGAGCCAGACCTTCGGATCAGTCCAGTCCGCCTCGGTCGGCGCAGAGAAAACAACCGGATAAAAGGTCGGGTCATGCTTGCGGCCTTCCAGAATATCCATGGCCTTCGAGTGTACCTCGTAGCAGATGGAGTTCTTATCAGAGCCAGCGGTGGTGATGACGAAGTTGAGCGGTTGCTTACGGGCGGCACCCGAGCCCTTGGTCATAACATCAAAGAGCTTGCGGTTCGGCTGGCCCAGCAGCTCGTCGAATACACAGCCGTGGACGTTGTAGCCGTACTTCGAAGCGACCTCCGAAGAAAGGGCCTGATAGATGGATCGGGTCGGCGTATAGACGAGGCGCTTCTGCGATTCCACAATCTTCATGCGCTTGAGCAGGGCCGGGCACTGGAGAACCATGTCCTTCGCAACGTCGAATACAATGGACGCCTGTCCTCGGTCATTGGCACAGCCGTAGATTTCTGCACCTTCCTCGCCGTCGCCAGCGAGCAGGTATAGCGCGATAGCTGCAGCAAGCTCGGACTTACCGGCCTTTTTGCAGATTTCTACGAAGGCCGTGGTGAATTGCCGGTATCCATTGGGCTTGATGATGCCGAACAGGTCGCGGACGATCTGCTCCTGCCAATCGAAAAGCAGGAACGGCTGACCGGCCCACACGCCCTTGGTATGCTTGAGCGATTGAATGA